AGAAATACGGTGATAATAACTGGTTAAAAGGTCAGCCACAGAAATGGTGCGTCGGTTCAATACTTCGACACTTGACCAAGTATTGCATGGGAATGAGAGATGAAGATCATTTATCAGCGATTGTGTTTAATGCACTGAGTATGATGAATGTGGATGAACACTTTAAAGATGATCCGGAACTATACAATGCCAACGCAAGAGAATCAGTCAAGGATAACACCGTATGAATGCCGAACAACTGAAAGGTTATCTGATGTTGTACCGGTTAAACACTGAACAAGTAAAAGAGGTAGATGACAGAATTGAAGAACTGGAAACAAGACAGTATGGTCCGCAAGGTGGTAGCGTCATCAAAATGCCAGACGGAACACCTCCGGAACATGGATCTGTAATTCGTGCCGGAATGGACAGAATCGATAAATTGAAGGAAGATGAGGACTATGTAATAGGAAAATATCAGATTGCAAAGTGTGATCGGTTTGTCGGAACTTTAGACGGTGTTGAAAAAAAGATGGTTATTGACAAGTTTATTAAAGGTGATAAGCATGAGCGAATGACCTATAAAGAGTTGGAAGAAAAGTATTATTGCAATAACAAACAGATGTGGCGTTGTATTGAACATTTGATCGATATTCATATCAAATTCATTAACCCGAACGAATGACATACATGTCACTAAAAAAGATGCTATTGTAGTAGTATAAATTAGACAGAGTTAGAAAGCAATTCTACTGTCAAAAGCCGTGTAACCCGGCTTCAAATTAATCTTAAAGACACTTAACGGTGTCTTTTTATTTGTTAAGTTGACATCACTAAAGGAGATTATGCAATGCCAGACGGACTCAAAGTAATCAAAGTAGAGTTGCCTTATTTCAAAGACATTGAGGTGTATCCATTCGCTGATTTTCATATCGGTGATGCCTTCACGAATGAAATCATTATCAAGAATGCCATTGATTACATACTGGCAGAACCGAATCGGTTTGTTATTCTGAATGGTGACTTATGCAATACAGCATTGGCACAATCCGTCAGTGACAGTTATGCAGAAAAATACACACCGACCGAACAGATCAAACATACAGCGAACATTCTAAAGCCATTGTCAAAGGCGGGAAGAATCCTATCCATGACAGGTGGCAATCATGAAGATCGTGTCTACAAAGCCACAGGACTTGACATGAGTGCCTTTCTCGCACAAGAGATGGGAATACTCGATCGCTATGCAGATAACAGTTACATACTATTTGTGAAGTTTGGAAGAAGCATTCATGCTGATTGTGAGAACACAAAGACCAAAAGGAATGTATATAGTTTCTTTTGTCGACATGGTTCCGGTGGTGGTAAGAAGATGGGTGGTAAAGCCAACAACGTACAGTCCATGCAAGAAACAGTTGACGCTGATGTCTATGTCATGAGCCATGTGCATACTCCAATGATCTTTAGTGACAGCACATTCAAATGTGATTATCAGAACATGACTGTATCGAAACGTGATCGGTTCTTTCTAATCAGTAACGCATGGCAAGAAGTCGGCGGCTATGGACTTAAACAAGGATTCACGCCAGCAAGTAATAAGATGTCATATGTAGTCTTGAACGGCAATGGACGCAAGGACATAAGAGGTCGCTTAGGGATTTAGTTTCCCTATACTAAGTATAAGTATTAATAAGTGTTTATGTATATTAAGTAATAGAGAGAAAGGGTTAAGTACCTATGAGAGTTAAAGACAAAGGCAATGAGCAATGCTTAGGCCTATCTAAGTATATGATGTTGCTTAACGAGATACGAGAGAAGAACAAACTATCTAACGTGAATGTGATCTACTGCATAGAACATTACGGACATGCAGAGTTAGTACATGTTGAATACGAATCATGCAGAGAGTTACTGTTACAGGTAGAACGTTATCGAATTAAAGGAATCAAAGCCTACTATGTAGTAAGCAATAAGTAGCATGGACTACCACAGAGATCCACGATGGATAAAGAAACGTAAGCATATACTCGTAAGAGATAAGTATGTATGCCAAGAGTGCAAGCGTTACGGTCGAGTAGTAGCAGGTAATACAGCACATCATATTGTGCCGGTTGAAATGAACAGCGACTACCAATGGTTAGACGAGAACCTGTTGTTAGTATGCCCAGTGTGTCATGATTCATTCCATGATCGAGTCACGCATAAGCTAACAGAAAAGGGACTTGAACTCATGGCAAGACACATCGACGCTATCATCGAAGCCGACAACCTAAACAAGAATAAATTATAAATGTTCATAATGTTAAGCAATTAAAGACATATCCCCCCCTACTTTGATGTTCAAAGTAATAAATAAACAGACCGGAGCGTGGAAGTCTTTCCAATAGCGGACATTGTGGAAAAACTTTTTTGAATATTGAAAGTGAGGTGCTTGAAATGCCGGGAAAGGCGATAACAAAGGGTACAATCAAAAAAAATACAATCGCTGACATGAAAAAACTTGGCACGTATAGGCCTGAGTATAATGCCGTTATCGATATTTATTGCGAACTGCGCGAGCAGTACGAATGCCTTACTAAAGTTTTCAAAGATAGTGGCTATAAAAAGTATGCAACAGCAACCGCAGATGGTGGCGATAAGAAGTCTTCATTGATCTCGACGCTTGAAAGTTTGCGAAAAGACATTGCTAACTACTCGATTTTACTGGGTTTGAATCCAAAAGCACTTGAATCAATAACAGCAGAAAAAAAAGCGGTCGTTTCAAAGCTGAACAAGGCGCTTCATGAAATATAAAAATTATGATGAAGTGTTCAAATTCGTAAACGATACGATCTCCGGTGTTCGCCCAGCAAACCTAGAACAGATTCAAAGTTGCAAACGATTTCTAAAAACGATTGAGAATCCATTGTATGAGTTCAAACCGTCAGAGCCGGAAAAGATTATTTCAATTATCGAAAGTACACTCGTTCACGTGCAGGCAGAGAATCTACAAGGTGTTCCGATGACGGATACGCCTTTTTATTTGATGCCGTATCACAAATATTGTATTTACGACATCATGGGATTCTTTCATAAAGGAACGATCATTCGAGTACGAAAAGAAGCGTTCATTGAAGTACCAAGAAAGAATGCCAAGACGACATTCGCTGCTTCATTGGCGTGGGCGTTAAGCCTCTATTATCGCCGATCAGGAAGTAAATGCTATGTCGTGGCAGCGTCGATGAAACAGGCACTCGAAAGTTTTAACTTCATCAGTCACAGTATCAAATACATGGGCGAAGAAAAGAGTTTCAGAATCGTTGACAATAATCAGGAACACAGTATCAAAGGAAAGTTCGATGACGGAAGTGTTTTTATTCAAGCATTGGCTTCGAATCCGGACAAGCAAGATTCATTGAACGGAAACATTGCGATATGTGATGAGATCCACACGTACCACAATCCGAAACAATATAACCTTTTCAAAGAAATGATGAAAGCCTACACAAACAAGTTACTGATCGGCATTACATCCGCCGGTGATAAAATGAATAGTTTCTGCTATCGCAAAATTCAATACTGTAAAAAAGTGTTGGATGGAACAGTAACAGATGAACAGTACTTCATTTTTATTGCCAAAGCCGATGAAGATGAAAACGGCAATGTGGACTATACGAATGTACTTGAACATCAGAAAGCAAATCCGGGATATGGAATCACCATTCGGCCCGAAGATATGTTGAATGATTCTCGCCAAGCATTGAATGATCCGCAACAACGGAAAGATTTCTTATCTAAATCGTTAGACGTTTACACCGCATCGATGAAAGCATATTTCAATATCAACGAATTCAAACTGAGTGACAGTAAATACAACTGGACGATTGAACAATTATCTAAACTTCCAATTAAGTGGTTTGGCGGTGCCGATCTTTCAAAGATGCATGATCTCACTGCTGCGAGCCTGTACGGTGTATATGAAGATGTTGATATCTGCATCACTCATGCGTTCTTTCCACGTGTGGCAGCAGTCACAAAGTCGGATGAAGACGGAATACCGCTATTCGGTTGGGAAGATGACGGATGGTTGACGATGAGCAACACCGCAACCGTTCTTGTCGATGACATTGTAAAATGGTTCGTCACGATGCGAACAATGGGATTCAATATCGCGCAGATCGGATATGACCGTAAGTTCGCCGAAGAGTTCTTTCTGATGATGAAAGCATATAAATTCAACATACTGGATGAACCGCAATATTACATGTCGAAGTCGCAAGGATTCAGACACATTGAACAACGTGTCAAGAATGGAAAATACTATTATTTGCACAGTCAAGCGTATGAATATTGCGTCACCAATATAAAGGCCATTGAAAAGGTCGATGATGCAATTCAATATGAAAAAGTTCAACAAGAGAGCCGTATCGATTTATTTGACGCCTCTGTGTTCTCTTGCATTCGGTATTTGAAATCAAAAGAGAAGACTAAGAAAGCGTCCGATTGGTTCGGAACGAAAGGAGCAGCCAATGACTAAGAAGAGAAGCAGACCAAGAGCAAGAGCTGAACCGATTCT